CACCTTCCGCCAAGAATTCGAAGCCTCCTTCGAGAACCTATCCGGCCTAGTCGCCGTCAACTTCTCCGAAGACAACATCTCCAAAGACGTCAAGGACATCCCCGAACTCACCCTTTACCTGGGCCTGGACTTCAACGTCGACAACATGTCCTGCGTCTGCGCCGTCCGCGTCGAAGACGAACTCCACATTTTCGACGAAATCGTGATGGTCAACGCGACCACCTGGGAAATCGCTGACCACCTCAACACCAAATTCGGGCTGGAGCGTCGTAAGGACATATCACCGGACCCAACCGGCGCCGCCCGCAAAACCGCTGGTGTCGGTCTAACGGACCACGCGATTCTCCGCAAAGCGGGCTTAAAAGTAAGCACTCCCAAGTCTCCCTGGAAGATCAGGGACAAGGTGAACTGCATTAACACGGCAGTTCTTGACGACGCGGGCATCCGCCGACTCCGCATCCACCCCCGCTGCCGTGAGACTATTAAGTCTCTCCGTACGCTTACCTACGACGCGAACGGCTTACCCAACAAAAAGCTGGGCGTGGACCACCTTTTCGACGCCCTGGGCTACTTATGCCTAATGAAATTCAATTTGGCCAAACCCCGCGCCGTCGGCACCACAAGTTATCGCGTATGGTGAGGTATATCTAGCCTCCGAAGCCCAGATGGCTATTACAATAGTCCGTGGCACCAACCTAATTGAGTATCACGAAGACGTTGCTCTAACAGAGGTCAACGACTCGATGGAAGCCCACGCAGACAGCAGCGAGTTCTGTTTTGCCGCCGTCGTAACGGGTGGCGCGAACTTTTCACTCGTTTTTGAGACCAATTTCAACGGTGCCGACCAGTGGTTTGAGCTGGACGAAAGTAAAACCATCAATTCTGACGGTCAATTCATCTGGTTTTACACCGGAAAACCATCAAATCGAATCCGAATGCGGATTGCGTCGATTTCGTCTGGTAGGCCAAACGTCGTGCCCCACATCGGTGTTGCTTATCACGGCTAATTGCTGAGTACACTGCGGTAAGGGCCGTATCAGGTTTGTAGTCGTGTACCCAAGCAACGATTTTCAGAGTTCATACGGCAACTATCTGATCGGCGCATCGCCAACCGACGATCCGTTTTATCGAGATACGGACGTCGCGGCGATGTCGGACGGCTGGCGGATCATGGAAGCCGTCACCAACGGCAGCGACTGGCTGCGTCTAAACGCCGCTTTCTACCTTCCCCAAGAGCCCCGCGAGGACGAAGAGGCCTGGAAATCTCGCATTCGCCGCAGCGTTCTTTCTCCTTTTACCGTCCGCATTCTTGAAAACGCCGCTGGCCTCGTCCTGCGGCGCCCCGTCAAAGTAATAGGCGACGAATACTGGCAAGATTTTGCCCGCAACGTTGACGGTCTGGGCTCTTCTATCAACGAATACGCCCGCCGCGCCATGATTTCGGCGCTGACCTACGGCCACTGCGCCATTCTTGTCGATTACCCCAAAGACCCTGGGGCGTTAACGCTGGCCGAAGAACGCGCTCTTAGCCGTCGCCCATATTTCAACCACATTGACGCCCCACAAATCTGGGGTTGGCGTCAGGAAAATACACTACCAAGCGCTCCACTTTCTCAAGTCCGCATCCACCAAATTATTACCCGTCCTGCGGGCAAGTTTGGCGAGGACAAGGTGGAGCAGATGACCGTGATTTATCCCGGTCGCTACGAAACTTACGAGCGTGGCACTGGCACTCCCAACCAAGACATCATCAGCAGTGGCACGCTGAGCGTCGCAGAAATTCCCCTCGTCCCGATTTACGCCTCCCGCGAGGGCATGTTGCTGAGCAAGCCCCCACTGCAGGACATTGCTTCCCTCAACATCACCCACTACCAGCGCCAAGCCGACCTGATCCACGCATTGCACATCGCGGCAATGCCCACCCTCGTCCTTGAGGGCTGGGACGAAGAAGCATCTAGCGCCTCAGTCGGTCCCAACTACGGGATTTCGATGGAACCGGGCCACAAGGCGTACTACATCCAGTCTGACGCCAGCAGCTTCTCCTCCCAAAGCGAAGAAATTCAGCAACTTGAGCAGCAGATGGCGACTTTGGGCGTCACAAAACTGCTGGGCCAAAAATTCGTTGCGGAATCCGCCGACGCCAAACGGGTTGACCAGTCCCAAGCGAACAGCGTCCTTGCCATTCTGTCTTTGGAGATGGAAAGCGCCCTCAACGAAGCATTCGCCCTTGCTGCCGCCTACCTCGGCGTCGAGCCACCCAAAGTTGAGCTGGATCGGGAGTTTGATTTCTACCGTTTGATTGGGCAGGACGTCGCGGTTCTTAACGACATCAACGCTCGTGGAGGTCTGACCGATGAAACATTCCTTCGAGTGCTTCAACGGGGTGAAGTTTTACCCGATAATCTTGACATTGAAAAGGAAATGGGGGCTATCGAACGCCTTCGTACTGAACGCGATGTCTCTCGACCCGTCGACCAGCCAGTCCCCCCAAATTCTTGAGACGCTAGCGGTAACGCTGGCCATCGTCCTTTCGCTAACAGGCGGCGTAACAGCAGTGGAGATGCGTTACGCCAAGGCCGCCGACGTCAAGGAACTGGTCAACGACGTCTACTACAAAACAATTCAACTTCGTATATTCGAACTCGAACTTAAAGACCGTAACCAGCTGCAGCCCTACGAAAAAGCCCTACTCGAACACCTAAAACGCGAGCTGTCTAAGTCCTAAACCCAATAAGCTGTAACTAGACAAGTACTCCTAATGGACCCCACCGCCGTTGCCATCATTGCCCTGCTTGTCGCTTGTGGCAGTGAAATCATCGCCCTGCTGCCTGTCCGTGAAAACAGCTGGGTCCAACTGGCCCTCAAAGTGCTGAAGACTGCCTTCCCAAAGCGGTAGGCGCCGACGTTACATGGCTGGTGCGGTTTGGTGATAAGGACTGGCGGCACCATTTGAAGCGTTGGGCGCAGGACTACAAGTTCAACGCCACGCTCGCGCCACGACTAGACCGTGCTGTCGAGGATTGGCATAAAACCCAGCCCGAAGCACGGGGCCCTGTTGTCGTTGATGAGCCGATTGACGACGAGTTACAAACGGGCGAAAGCCGTTTGCTTGGAGGGGGCATGAGCATTCACGCCCCCTGGACCAACAATTCAGATCAGGTCTGATGCTGCGTCTTCGGTTTCTTCCGTAGCACCCTGTTCCACTACTTCAGTAATTTCAGCTTCGGGCTTCGGAGCCTTGGTCTTTGCTGCAGCCTTTTTCTTGGGCTTAGCAACAACCTCAGCTGGTGCGTCGTCGTTAAAGACGACACCAGCGATAGAAAAGCGCTTTGCAGCCATCGGAAACTCAATACTGTGCTTATATTATGGGCTAAGACCTGTGGTCTTGTTTTAGCGCCCTATTTATGAGCGAAGAATCAACCCTGCCCATCACTCCTGTGGAGACTGAGGGGACGCAGCCTGTGGCAGCGGAGCCGGGACCAAACCTTTCTGCGCAACTTGAACTCCTGAAAGCGAAGAACGCCGAGTTAATCGGTGAGCGACGCAAAGATCAGGAGAAATTCAAGGAGCTGCAGGAGCAGCTGAGCAATCTCACCAAGCAGAGCACCCAGCAAAAGCAGAAAAAACTTGCTGAAGCTGGGGAGTTCAAAACTTTGTGGGAGGAGGCAACACGAACTGTTGCCGAGCGCGAAGCCACCATCAGCGAGCTGCAAGCTCAGCTGGAACGGCAAGCGCAAGAGACTCAGCAACAAACGATTCGCGCTCAAGCGTTGAATGCAATGACCCAACAGGGGGTCTTTGCCCCAGATCAGCTTTACACGCTGATGCAAGGCAATCTGCGAGTGAAGGATGGGACTGTTGTGGCTATCCATGGGGGCGTGGAAGTGCCGCTGCAGCAACATCTCCAGAACTTGCGGAACCCCAATAGCGGGTTTGAGCACTTCTTCCGCGCCAGCGGATCTGGAGGAATCGGCACTCCGCGTGCCACTCCAAGTGCGACGAGCGGCATGTCCAACCCGTATCGCACGGGGAACGTGACGCAGATCGTGAATTTGGAGATGACCAACCC